AGCACGCATATTTCGTAAAACGCTGATAATCAGCATACTTTGTGGACCAGCTAGGACTCACGGATTGTTTTTTGTTGTGTGCGTATTACGCAATATAGTGCTAATAATCAGGGGGTTTATGATTTTGGGTTGTGTGATATATCACAACTAAACACAACAAATAGCACGCATTTTAGCACGCATTTCTTTTTTGTGCGTGCGATTTAGCACTACTCTCATCTACTATGTGCGCAAATATAATGCTTTCCAAGATTGTTTCTGTCGAATAATATGTTTTGCAACATAATTTGCAAAAATATTTTGATTTCCGCTTGCACTTTTCAAAACATGTTTGTATCTTTGCAACGCAAATAAGAAAAAAAGTAACAACCCCTAAAACAAAAAACAATGAAAGAGACAGAAATTGAATACGCTGGCTACAATGTTATCGTTAAAGAAGATGCAGATTATTATTACATCGATTTTAGAACAGGTCTTGGCGAAGGGATTTACCCCAAAGCCGACTGGACATTAGAGTCGGCTCTAAACGACCAAGCAAATATATAAAAGAGTAAAAAACACAGCCAAACACAGCCCTCGACATCACGGTTAAGTCTGCAAAAATGGACAAAGTATATATATTGAAAAAAAAAATTACATTCATCCAAGGTGTTTTTACATCTAAAGAGGCCGCTTTTAATGCTATCAAAGCTGATAGCGTAAAGCAAACACTTCGCGGCTATGACGGAGAAGAAGAGTTTACACCAACTGCCGAAACGGTAGTACTCGGGTGCGACATATACGCACATTACAACGAGTGCATAAACGACCTGATAGGTCTTACCATTCCTGCAGAGGACCGTGTTTACTCAATAAATGAGTACGCTGTAAGAGGATAATAAAAAGCCCCACCTTCACGGGTGGGGCTTACCACGAGATTTAACTCTCGACTCTTTATCTACAATAGTAGAAATTAAATTGCTCGCAAAAGCGTTTCAATCCACAACCCTTGATAGGGTTGACAGCGCAAAGATAAGCATAAATTCTACAAGTTGTATGATAAGGCCAAAATTTTCACTTAAAAAATTGAATTATGGCATACTTAAACAAACAACAATACGGTTACCGCAGAGAGGCAGCAGCCGCACGCAATCTCAACAACGAAGAAATTGCCGTGCAAAACGGCATAACCTCAGAACAGGCAGAACTCATCTCAGAACTATGTGCTATCCGTCACGAGTTTCACTGCAATATAGATAGTCTAATTAAAAGTAGCGAAGACCATACAATCTATGATAACATCGAGCGCATAGAAGACGAAATCAACGAAAGCGGACTGCCTGAGTTGCATGTAGCATGTATGCTGCTCGACATTGACGACCTTGACGGGCTTATCTACGAGTATGGCGATGATGTCCCCGAAGATCATGATAGCCAAGAATATAGAGATTGGTATGACGATAATTATTCAAGGATATATGGCGAGCTTGAAGAAGCAAACAAGTCTATCGAAACATACTTGTCAAGCATTGATGCGAAATACGGAACATCTTGGTGCCCTACAGGGCATTTAAGATTAATGTAAACAGAAAAATAATGTACAAAATAACAAGGATAATTGACCGCTACCCTCACGTAGTGATGGAAATGGTCAATATCACCACAGGCGAAAAGTTCTACTGGGCACTCGGTTCATATCAAGCCGAATGGCTTTGTGCCGAATATCACGTTACCGAATTGAAAGGCGTTCTTCTTGACGAGCTGCCCCAAAATGGCGGCTTGTTCGACTACAACGACATAAATAAAATATGAACAAAACATGAAAAATGAAATAAACAAAAACACATGGGGCGGCAAGCGTCCGAACGCGGGCCGCAAAAAAGTAGGTAATGCAGTATTATACTGCCGAATGCCACAAGAGGCAGTAGACGAAATCAAGACCTCTGCTCAGAAAGAAAACTTAGCGGTAGGTGACTACCTAATCAAGCAACTCGGACTCTAACGAAAAAAGCGTGACAGAACGTCACGCTTTTTTCGTTTATTCAAAACTCTCCATATACCGCCATATCTTGTTGCAGGGCGCATCTTCGTCCTCGAAGAAAAACGCATGACCCGTCTCTATAATCAAGTCTGGCGTCAACGTCTTGCACAAGTCGGCATAAGCAGCGTTAAACGCTACATACTTGTCGTAATCCGTCACACAAGGCTTAAACTGCAACCCTTTCGTGGCTTCAAGCACCTGCTTCAGGCTCCAGTGCGGCCCGTGATGCTCTGTGCCGTCCTTGGTCGTGTAGTATATGCGACTTACCGCCTTCTCTGCACTCTCCTTGTCGAAGTGCTTGCACTTGCCACCACCCTTGCAAAATACCATATATAATCGTCCCATACTCATTATTTCTTAAACTCGTTAATAAAATCGCGAAGGACAGCACCGAGGCTCTTCACCTCGTTCTCAATGCCCTCAATCCGCTTGTCTTGCGCACGCTTCTCCGCAAAGGCTGGATTAAGCTCCTCCAACAACTGGTTACAATTTGTCACCGCTTGCTTGTGTCGCTCCACTTGCGACAGTGCTTCTTCGCTTGCAGCCTTAAGTGCTTCGACCTCTCTTAGTATTCCGTCCTTGTCGGTTGACAATACAAGATGCCCTGCATACGTTATTGTTGCAGTTTCGGGGATTGTGTATGTCTTAGTAGCACCATCTGCCTCTATGGTTATGTCTACCACAAGGCCAGTCGGCTGCGCACCGAAAGCCTTGGCTTGGTTATTGTCGTAGCGCGGAACTGCAACACTCACGGCCTTGCCTTGGTAATACCTTGCGCCCTCCTTGTCAAGGAAATATATCGGATAACCGATTTTGATGTCTTTGAATAGCATTATTTCAACAACGTGTTAGTAGCACGTGGGGCAATCACCTCCCCACGTGCTTGTTATTACTTCTCTTTTCGACCTCTCCGCGACCTCACGAAAAAGCTATTGTTGTCAACCTTTTCGTTGGCGTCAATAGAATGGCCATCAGTGGTTATTTCCGTTTTGGAAACACCTCCTCATGTCGTTGCAGTTGTAGTCTTGCCCAAAGCTGCAATCAGTGCGGCAGTCTGGTTCTGCTGAGAGAGTTCCAATCTCGCGTCTTGATACTTGCGGTCAATGTCAGCATACCAATGATTGTTCAGCGCATCAATTATGCGCTGCGTGTTGTCCTGTCCTGCACGAATTACATCGCACTTGTCTTGCGACATCTGATAGCCAACAGAGCTGAATCCGCGCTCCACTGATGAGTTTACAAAATTGAGGCTCTGCTGCAAGGAGTTGGTCTGTCCTTGTATTGCGAGCTGGTTCTCGTAGCCCATCTTGGTGATACTATTCTGCGTGTTGCAGCAACAATTCTGAATTGCCTGGATAACTGCCGCATCACCTCTCTCCGCTGCGTTGATTACGCGCTCGGCAGAGAAACCTACCTTGCCGCTAACGTTGTCAATAGCGGAACGAACTGCACACACTCCTTGCTGCAACTGGTTGAAGTCACAATTAAGGTTCGCGCCCAGTGTGGTCAAGGCATCGTTATTACCTCTTATCGCCTGCATCAGCAAGTCGGAGTTGTGGTTGTCGGCCATCTGCGAGCGCAATGACTGGATTTGGCCCTGTATCTCGGCATCTTGCAGACCATTGCGGTTGCCGAACCCGAAGCCATTGCCACCGAACATGGCGAGGAAAATAAGGTACAAAAACGGATTGTTCAGCCACTGGTTTGCACCTCCAAGGCCACCATTCATCATAGCTGCCAGGGCCATGGGGTCATTGCCCTTGTTGTTAGCCATTGCCGCGTAAGCAAGCGCATCATTACCTCTGTCGCAACAGATTACTTTCTCTACATTGTCCATAATTATTTGAATGTATTAAGTCGGTCGGGGAATATCCCCCGATAGCGCAAAGATGGTGACAAGTTGCTTGTGAGTTGCTTGTGAGTTTTGTTAGTTGTTTGTGAGTTGCTTGTGAATTGTTTGTCCTATCCACCAATAAAGCAAAAGGCCACCCGAATGGGGTGGCCTTTGTTCATTCATAATCATTTTACATCTTCTGGTCCTTTATATCCTCTCTTGATATTCTCTTCGAGTAATGTTTGGTAAAGGTCAAACGTACTACCATCGCGTTTAAGCCAATCATGCAAAATTTGGATAAATTCCTGCATTGCAGGTAAAAATGCTTGCCTACTGTCAGCACCACGTATGCCGTCACGCCCTTTCCTGTGTCCTGTAAGAAATGTATTTTTCTCTTCGCGTAACATAGCATTTCCTTCCTTGTATTCATCACCTTTTGGCAACTTCTCGCGGAGTGTTTTCTCTATGACTTTATAATATAATTCATATTTCTCATCTGGATTGTCAGTCGGCAACTCAATCAGTTTCTGTAATTCATCTTTAAGGACAACATTATCGTTATCCTTATCAATGAACAAACCGTCAGTCTTTGCCTTGTCGGCATTAAACAACAGCTCCTCAACTTCTCTTGATTTTTTTTCTTCTGATAGAACTTTGGTCTTATTTGTCATATATTCAATTTTTGTTTATACGTTTCAGCCACTTCTCTTATCGTTTCAACCTCGAACGGATTTGTATTTACTCTTTCCGTAGTTTTTTCCGACCTCGGTATTAGAGCACTGTATTCTGCCCAGTTGTTTGTATCATAAGCAATAAGCGCATAAATTAGCGAGGAATGGACGCCCCATTTCTGAGCATACTTTTTTATCATCAGAGGTGCGTGAACATAAGGCTTTATAAATTGCAATTTTGTTGGCGACAGAATAAAGTCGCGAGCAAATTTATCTGCCGCATTTTCATCTGTCAGAAATAAATCACCTTCGTCAGAACTCAAATGCACTTTGTTGAGCACAATGTCATCAAAATCAAACAAAACATGGTATAGCTCATGGAATAGAGAGAACCATAAGGTCGGATAGCGTTTGTTCAAGTCTGATATAACAATACATGGCTTTCCATTATACTCCATTGTTGCGCCACGTACTTGCATTTTGGGTAATGATGGTTGGTAAATCATCGTCACACCAACAGAATAAAGGGCACGAGCCACGTGATACAGCCCTGTTTCTACGTCTTGCGAACAAGGACGAATCTTCGGCATTATATCCATAAGCCTATCCCTATCGTACATATTAGGGTTGTCAATATTCTTAAATTGAGCGTAAGCAGAAATCGTCCAGAAGTCACGCATCTTTTGGTCGTAACTCCTTCTTGTCATACTGTATGCTTTCGTCAGAACTGAAACGATATCTGCATATTCCTTGATTTGCTTGAAGCCAAAGAAATCGTTTATCCTTTGCACATAATTATTATCAGTAAAGAACCCTATCTTATTAAGTGTGTCTATGCTGAAATATTCGCAAAGGACTGCCGTATCACGTACATGGCAAATTTCACTAACATCTTTTGACTGAAGCGTATCAGCATTTGCGTTAAGGAAATCGTTCATCGAAACGCCGATAAATATAGCAACCTTCAATGTATTCAGAACGCTTGCACCAGTATAATTGCCCTTTATTATTTTATCAAGGGTCGCAACGTCCATGTCAAGCATCTTCGCTATTTTGGTTTTGCTTAGCCCAACCCTTTCTTGCTTACGAAGGAACAACTCCTCTATTGACAGGCAGGATATGTCATCTGTTGCTTCAACAGGTGGCACAAACACCCCCTTCATATACTCTTTGTATAAATCGCTCATAGCCTATTATTTTCTGCAAAAATACAAATATCCATGCGATATAGCAATATTTTCACCGATTATTTTCCGCTATTGGCAAGGAAACGGATTTCCTCACCTCCTCCCTCATCACCCGTGCAGCCAGCCCCTTTAGCCTGTACCTCGCACTATTCTTAAGCGAATTAACCCTCTGTTGACTCATGCCGCTAAGGAATGCAATATCACCCTCGCTCATACCAAGTTCCATCAGCACGTCCACAAGCACCACGCGCGCAACCACACACCGCTCCGAGCGGCAGTTTGCAAGCGCATCAAAGTCAAGGCCGCTGGCTTGCATCACGGCTTCAACTGCACAATCAAAAACCTGTTGTAATTGTTCCATTGTTCATAAGTGATTTTGTAAAAAATTAAACACAAAGGCAAGCACGGAACACATCACCATGCGTCCATGCTTGCCACAAAAACCCAACAAAATCACTTATACTTACTATATATGCTATAATACAGCAACACGCATATTACTAATATAAACAGACCGCCAACGGCCCGAACCCTCCACCTTGCAGGGGGCTTCTCAACCTTTGTTTCCGCATCACGCACCGTAGCCTTGTGGCTTGTGCTGTTTGTGCGGTGTGTGCGGCATGACACATGACTGCTCGCACTAAGAGCGTCCTTGTTGTGATACACGCTTCTGTCGCGATACACATACTTAGTCAGCACCTTGCCAGCTGTGTCCACCACAACATAGGTAGTCATGCGCTCCGCCACACTGTCCACACTCTCCAAATTGGATATTGCCACAATCGTGTCACGTACCATCACGCTGTCGGTCTTATACACTATCAGCGTGTCGTGAGTGCGCTCAATGCTCTGCGCAACCTTGCGCGCGCAACTGCTGTGCAAGACAACTGCACAGAAAATGACAAGAAGAAAACTACAAATTCTATTCATTTTTTACAGAATATATTTTGTTATTTGGAACATAATCGTTACCTTTGCATTGTTCTAATAATAAATCAGCGATGGTAAAATTTTCAGAGTTGTATAGGTTGTTAGAATCCAATGGTTGGAAAATCAAAAAAGGTTCGCGACATTTCAAATATGTTCATTCCGATTTTGACTTTTTCATACCCGTTGGCCGTCATAAATCAGCAGAAGTGCCTACTGGCACACTAAATTCTATTTTGAGGGCGGCTGGGTTGAAACAACCTAAGAAGTAAAAGAACCATGGTTCTCCGCTCCATATTAAGTGGAGCGGTTCTTTCTATTTGAATAACCCCAAAATGCCAAGTAATATGAAACTTAATGCTGTTATTGAACGCGGACAAGATGGCGGATTTGCCATCTGTGTTCGGGAAATGCCCTGGCTGCTTGGCTATGGCGAAACCGAATCAGAAGCAAGGGAAGATTTTAACGATGTTTTCAAAGAGCAAGTTGATTACTTCTTTGAGAAACACGGGAAATATCCAGATTGGAAAAATGCAGAAATATCGTTTACATACGATTTGACAGCATTCTTTCTTGCATTTCCCTTTATCAACGCCTCTGAATTTGCTCGTTTTGTTGGGCTTAACCCCTCTTTAATGCGCAAATACAAGCAAGGACTTGCATCAGCATCAGACAAGCAGTTGTATATTATCCAGCAAGGATTAAACAAGTTTGTTGACCATCTGAAATCTGTACAATTCTGATAGGCTGCAAACATTAAGCCACCATAAGCAAAGATTTATTAGAACACCCTACTGCCGCACGAGTTTGCCGTGTGGCAGTTTTGTTTTATACGAACTTGCCATAGGCAAAGTGGTTCACCCGATTTAGCCAGCCATTCAAATTCACCTTTTGGCTCGGATTCTTGGCAACAATAGCCTTATAAAAAACTATCCTGTCCTGCTTCAACGCTCCGAACAGCGGAAGCGGACTACGCGTATTTACCGCCTGCAAGGTCTGCTTGCCCATGATGCCGTCGGCAGTAGTCTTAACTATCCGCTGCAAGTGCGTTACGGCCGTCTTGACTCCGCTGTTATAGGCCCAGTCCACAAGAATAAAGGCCACACTCTTGTCCTGTATGTAGTCAGCCTTGCACTTGTCCCAGTAGTATCTCTTGAATATGTGTTCCCACTCAGCGTCAGTAATGCGCTTCAAGTCCTCAACCGTCTTGTTCTGTCCATACACACTTCGGTAGGTCGCTAATGTCACGCCCTTGTTCGTAGGCCCTCCCTTGTCAGCCTTTCTGTTGCAATAGCCGCCCTCGCGCTCCAGCACAAATGCCGCTAATTCTTTCCAATTTTCCATACGTCTAAACTTATTTTTCTTACCTTTGTAGGTGTTAATATTTTTGTTTTGACATGGTTATGTTGAGGGGTTGGTGCGTTGTGAAACGCGCCAATTTTTATTCAGTTTTGTTCTCACGTTTTTCGCCATACACTTTAGTAATGCCAGCTGTAACAAACAAACTTGCCACGCTGCCTACGAAAGCACTAAGCCCCATAAGGTCAGTGTGTATTGTGTTACTGTTCATAACTTCCCATATCAGAACAAATGCCACACAGAGCAGCAACACACACCCTATCAGTGTAACTGCGACAAGGAAAAACGCCTTGCTGCTGTGCCCACTGTCCACACGTATCAATTCAGTGATATATTTCGTTAATCTCATAGACTCATTGCTCAGGGTGATTACTGCTTGCACACAGAAGTTGTGGAGGTTGACGGTTGGGACAGCCAAACACCGTGCATTTTTGACTCTCCGCATACTGCTGCTTCACAACCAGTTCTGCCATTTCCTTTTTTAGTCGTGCAAGTTCATCGCGTTGCTCATTCAACTGCACATATAGCGCATCAATCTTTCCATTCAGTTCCTCTTCGTGCTTCACCTTCTCATCATACAACTTCTGCCATTGTGCGGCATATTGTGTGATGTTGTCTGCCTCGGCCTTACCTGCTTTTGCAGAAGCTTCTCTTTTCTTCGCATCATAAAAAAGAAATATGCCAAGCACTGGTATAGCTACGCCTGTAACGATAGAACTGATAGTTTGTATTAGGTCAGTCAAAATTCGCCCTCCTTTCTTCTTACATAGGCTTCTATCTCTCTCGCCACTTCAACTATCTCATCTGGCTTTATGTCGTTGCGCGAAGCCGCTATCTTTACGCACTCAATTCTAATTTCTTGCAGTCTGTTCATTATAATCCGAGTTTTGCTTTTATCTTATTCAATAGTTCTTTGTCCGCTGCCGTCATCACACCAGCCTTTGCAGTTGTCGCAGCCGAAATGCTTAATGTGCGAGTGCCGCCAGTGGTAAAGATGGGTGTCACCACCTTCACCTCGGTTGCAGTGGAGTTCTGCTCGCGAAGTTCAAAAGCGTCAAGGCGCGCATATATGTCGCGGCGCAACAGCCCATTACTTCCCGTCCAGGCGTTGGGCAGCTGCACCTGGCTGTAATTCTCCTGTGCCTCGTCATTGTTCGCGCCCCAATGCTTGAAGCGCAGAAACAGGTTGAAGTCGTTGTGCTTGTATATCCAAAACTTTGATGTGATAATAGTCTTAGCATCTTGGTCCTTACCTTGCGAGTATACGTAATTGGCCTTTGTTCCAGATGTGCTGCTCTGCACTGTCGGGGGCTTGATTTGCGCCATAGGCGTGTTCCATGCGCCCCACTTGCCGCCTTGATAGTAACGAACCGCAATAGCCAAGTTGCCAACTGTGTTTATTGACGCAATGCTCGTCTTTGCCGAGTTGAACGTAATGCTGCCTTGTATTGTCTGCATAAATACGCTGTCACCAACGTTCAGATTAGCGAACGTCACGAACAGCGGAATGCCAAAACACTTCATGCGGTGCAGACCTTGTGCAGTTTCCGCACCAAATGCGTCAAGTTCTTTGTTCAGCGCGTCAATGGTCGTTACATTATCATGCGCAATGAGCCATTCTGCGGTGTTGGCCAATGTTTTGCGCTCTGAGGCGTTGACAAGTCCGTTCCTTATCGTTGAATAGGGTATGTATTTATTCTCCCCGTTATCGTTTATCACGACCATCTCGCTGCCTGTCAGACTTGTGTCCTGCGGCAGCGATTTCAATACGTCTTTTAGTTTTACTGTTGCCATATTGTTAAGGTTTTATTGTTCCATTATCAGAAGGGCCAGGTGTCAGTGGCACTTTATTCCATGTCAATTGCCCTATATTCGTGTTGTCCTTAATGGTAAATGAAGGCTTCTCTATACTGCCGCTGCCAAGGTCGCTGCTTGTACTGCCTTCTTCTACGAGCCAATAGAAACTCCCGTTTTCTTCTATACAGCCAGTTAATATGACAGCCTTACCAGTCATCAGTCTGTAATAGGATATTGAACTCTTGCCTGATGACATAGTCGAATCCTTCTTGTATAGTGCGCCTGGTATGCCAGTTTTTATGTCTATTATATTCTGTGAAAGAACTTGCGGCATCTTGTTTATAATATAGAACTTATAATCAAGAAACGCTATACTTTCAGCATAATCATCAGGTGTATTACCATAAGGAGGGAGAGAGATTTTCCTTGTGCCGCCTATTTCGTATGACAATACGACTATTGGGTTAATTACAAAAAAGTTCGGTCTGTAATAGCTGCCTTTTAGTTCAAATGCTTTATTCCATTCATCTTCATTCGTAACTTGTGTTAGCCCTTTTAGATATGACCCTACAAGCAATCCATTTACTTGTCCGCTTTCGCAGAAAATATTCCCACGAAACGCATACTTCTCGTTCTTCGGGTCAATTATCACACGGCAGATGTCCTTGGAGATGCCATACAGCCCAACAACATTCGTGTCTTTGCCGCCAAGGTCAAAGCCCTCACCGCTCATTGCGATACCTGTAAACTTTCCGTCTGCGTCCTTTGTACCAAATGCGGCATTCTTCGCGGCCACATAATCCGCACCAAGTTCGGTGGTCTGTCCGTCCCACTGACGCACCCATGATGGCATATTTATCTTGTCTGCCGCAATGCCTGCAATATCGTTGTCGCTCCTTGTCCATGCGCTCGCAGCTTTGCCTAATTCGAGCTTTGGCTCTGATAGAAATAAAGCAGGCACAATAAAATTGCTTTGAGGTATTTGTTTCGTAATAGCGCGGAACAAACAAAGGCAGGTATCTGGCAAATTGGCTGCCGTCTTGAATGTCACGGTGTGGTATGTCCACTCATGTATTGGCGAAAATTTAACAGCACCATCTTTTGGCGTGTTTTGTTCCTTTCCGTCAACAATCATCTTTTCAGTGGTGTCAACCATTGTAAGGCCGTTTGTGTCATATGTCCACATATAGGTATATAGTGGTTGCGCAATGCTTTTACTTTTTAGATAAAAAGAAAGCGTGTACCAAGTTGATGGCGCGATTTTGCTCTTGACATTTTGCTGAAAAAAATCAACATACGAGTCAGGAGTCGGCAAATCTCCATTTATTTTGAATGCAGTTTCTATCTGCACCGCGCCATGTCCGTTCAAACCGTCAGACCTCGTACCTTTCAGTTCAAAAGTTTTGTCTGTGGTCGGCACATTGTCAAACGTTTCTTGCTTGAACTCTGTATAGTCAAGCAAGTTTGGGCGCATATCCTGCCCGTCCGTGCCATCTTTCCCAGGCGCACCATCTTTGGCCATATAGCTCACGCTGTAAGAGTACGTGCCATCGGGCCATTTCGTGCGCGTCCACAGGTATTTGCCCACTTCCGATGGCGGCACGCTGTTTAGCCATGTCCCCGTTGGTGCATTAACTCCGCTGCTGCCTATCTGATAGGTTACATTGCTCTTGCTGTTCGCACCCCACTTAATCACCACATCACTGCCAATCGTCACAACACCAGTCGCAGGGTTGTACGTTATAGCTCCTCGCCCAAGGTCAAAATAGCCATCATGGTCAAAGATATAGTTGTCTTTTCCAGTCTCATCATCAAAAGACACTATCGTACCTTTTCGCATATAGAGTCCAAATGCTTCACTATTAGGTATGCGGCCCAAACTGCAAACTATCTTGTCAGAAAACGACTTGGAGTTTACGCCATTGAGCAAGTCAATGGTCGGCACACCGTTTTCGGTGGCATGGAGGTATATCGCATTCTGCCGACTCGTGTCGGTTGTGTTGCCATATTGCACAATCTCGTCACCAGCCGCAGGCAAGTTCATAGGCACGTCATTGTTCAATACTTTCTCCGTATCGTCATTCTGAAAGATTTCGCCCACAAACTCGCTGGCCATGACGGTGAACCAACCCTCCTTCATGTTTGCGCTCTCAATTTTCACCCAGTAGCCCTTTATGCCTCTGGTCACTCCGTCAGAACCCACCTCCACACGCTGGCAGCGTATAAGGTCATTCTTCACGAAGCCGCCATATCCGTGAGCAGCTTCGCCTTCAAGCTTAATGAGGTAATATTGGTTTCCGTGTTCATCGGTGCGCAGACTTACTTCCTTCACTTTGCCGCACGCTTGGCTGATGCCGAGTGAGCCGCATATCGCACGAACTTGGTCTATTATCAGCTCATGCGCTATGAAGGCTTTTCGCACCTTTACATTGTCTATTTCAAGCGTATATTCGGGGCTTTCTTCCGAACCGCTGTTAAATATCTTCCACCCATGACCCATGAAGTCCGAAGCAAAGTATTCTTGCATCTCGCACACAACCTTGCCGAAAGCGTTAAGCACCTTGTTTCCTGTGCTTCTTGCGCTCCCCACAAAACCGTTGAACCATGTGCTAAGTAATCTTGCCATATCTCTTATTCAAAATATTCTATTATACCATCTGCGGCAGTGTCATTTCCGCTGTAACCGCTTGCGAACATTGCTCCAGCTTCAAACGTTATAAGCCCTTGTGCGTTGTCATCATCGCGGCTGTGCAGAAAGGTGTTCTTCATACGGAGAGCAGAATACACGTTATCATCTGTTTCTTTCGTTGTGTCGTTTGTCTTGATGATATAGACAGATGCTCCGCCCGATGTACCTTCGCTTACGAGTGTGCTGCCGCCAATATCAAGGCTCACTTCGTTATTTATCTGTTTCTCCAAGTCCTTGAACTTGGAATAGGTGGCCTTTTCTCCGATGATGTATGTAGGGCTATCATAAGGTATGTCCATTTTTTTTTCGTAGCCCATAACGCGGCTTTCACGCTTTCCGCTTCGGAATAGTGCAGCGTTATACATTGTCACTCGTCTGCCAAGGTCGAAGTCCCATGCGCTTTTCGCGTCAAGGTCGCTTCCGCTGTAATCTTGCACTATCTCGTTTCCGTAATCGTCAACGAGTGTGTTGCCGCTATCATCGGTAATGTTTGTTTTCTCCCTTACACCATACGCTATATCCGAGAACAAGGTACATTCGTAGGTATTCGGGTCAATCATCATTTTCTTGATTTGCTTCTGCGTTTCCTGTGCAAGTTCTTCGCGAGCATTTTTTATCAGCCCAAGGTTTTCAATTCGCGAGCTGTCCCAACCAGTTAGGATAAATTCGTTTCCCTCCTTTGGGTGCATTGACTTGTTCGGGAGGTATAGACCGCCATCGAACTGCTTCCTCAGAATGCGAAAGAATTGATGGTCAATGGTTGGCGTTGTGGGCGTTTCGGAGCTGTCGAACTGCACATCAAAGGTTAGTCCTGCGAGTGGGCCAGACTGGAAGATGACTTGCATATTCTCACCATTTGGCAGTTGCCATGCTCTATCAAAGACGAACTCGTTTGTCTTGATGTAATATTCGGTGTATTTCTCGCCTGTTGGCTGCTTGTTCTCGTCCACTACATTTTGCAGTTTGTCGCGCACCTCTGTTATTTTTGATTTTGTGCGAGGATAGATGTCATCGAATACAAGCACTTTTTCAACAATCTCTCCGTCCTTGGCCTCTTGTGTGTCTATATATCCAGGCGATGGCAGCGTTAATCGCGTTTCAGCGAGGGCCTTGATAGACTCTGCGTCTTGTTTGTTTGCTGGGAAGAAGTGTGTCGGAAGCTTCGCTTTTACAAGGTTGTTAAGCGTGAATTTTTCTCCACCTTTAAGCGTGATTGCGCTCTTAGCAATCTTGAACATACTCGTATGTACGTCAAGCGTTGGTTCGATGTATTGTGTGGTGTTATACCATATAGCTTTTGCTTCCTTATTATTAGCAGTGAATGTGATTTTGCATTCCGCCTGAGTGTATGAATCGTCTTTCGTTGTTGCAAAGCCAAGGCTCGCGGTTTCATCTGATATGGACAACTTCCCTTCTACCCCACGGGCTGAAAGTTCTAAAACTAAAAGATATTCAATCGTAACAGAAGTTTCTTCGGTTAATTTTACAGACGGGATACAGAACTGATACAAGTTGTATTGCTGACCTGAGCCTGAGCCATATTCGTTCAAGTTGAGTGAATACTCCTTATACGCCAAGACACGTTCATATTCTTTTCCGCCAATTTTAACAGCACTACCCTTTCCACTGTCAACGCAACGAACAATCGCGTATATTCGCCCACTTATATACCATTGACTATCTATTGGTCCGACTGTACTCCATGATAGAAGCAACCCGATTCCAGATTTCTGTTCTTCATGAGACCCTTCTCTTAACTTAACAGCGTTCTTCGCTGTAATACTGATATACTCCGTTTTAGCACCACTGGCAGCACCTACCAAGTATTTATCAGAATAATAAAATGTTTTCTTATCGATTGATATTGTGCCAAAATCATTCACAGCTGGCTTCTCAACCTTTATCTGTGAGACCTTGTCAAAATACTCGGAGTAAAAAGGATATTCGGAGCTGAAATACCAGCTGTCTGTTGTTTTTTTCAGCCCCGTGACGGTAAGCTCTACATTACCTTTATCCCAGTTTGCAGGCAGATTGTTTGAAGAGCCAAAGGCATACACACGCGTTGCGTAGTCTGTTTCGCTCTTAGACCCGTCCATGCTTTCGACATTCTTGCCAAGGATAAAGTCCACGTTCGTTCCCTCTGCGTCCTGACATTTGCCGAAGTGTATCACGTTTTCTATTACCCACCATTCAGTGTCCCAAGCCTCTGCTATCTGTGCCAGCGCATCAATGTAGTTGACTGACGAGTAAGATTGCGTTTTGACCTTTTTCAAATCATAGTCATCCTTAGGCACGTTAAAATCGTATTCGTCCGTACCATTATATCGCATGCCCTCCACACCGTTAAGGCAGCGCACAAGGGTTCTGACTTGTTCTTCGAGGTTGGCCGTGAGGTTGAATGACGCCTCCAGCGTGTTGTTGTACTCCGATTTGTACTTGTACATTCTGTTCTTCCACGCGAAGTAGTATGCTTCGAGTTTCAGCTCATACTTATAACCGCCCGTGTTGCTGTCGTATGTCGGTGATTGTATCTCTGTAACTTGATACACCTTGTCATTCCACGTACAATATGAGCCAATGGGGAAGAATACGGGTTCTGCGAGGTTGAAATGCAGTTCCACGTAATCTTCCTTCATCAGCTCTTTGCGTTCTTTGCAACCAACAAAGATGTTGGGCATCTCGTACAATAACTTGCCTTTGGGGCTGTATATTGGTAATGTCATTCAGAGTGCAGTTTTATCGGTCTGTCGGGTTCGGTTCAAGGAACTTGATTTTGATTGTTCTGAAGTTCTCTCTTCTGTAATCCGTGATTTCTTCAACCTTACGAAAAAGTAGCTTGAATGTCTGCCCGATTCGTCTTGCCTCAAAGTTAATCATACCGCTGCGCAATACGCCAAGCATAAGGTCTGTATTAGCTTGTATCTCGCTGTACGTACTTCCCTCAAGTAAGAAAGTGAGTGAAAACTCGCGTTTCTGCACCTTTATACTATCCGAGTTTATAACGAGTCTTACTCCATTTTCAAGGCGACTTTCGTTGCTTATTACTTCTTTCGTTTCCAAGTTGCCTTGCAGTATGTTGTAAGTACCTTTCAGAGGTTGTGCCTTATAGTTTAACCAAATATCCTTTCCGTTGATTATAATTTGTCCAGTCATATTCTTATATGTTACGCGTGTTCTTTTCTATTTTCGCAAGTCGCTCATTCATGCTGTATAGCTCATTTGTGTTCTTTTCTATTGCAGCGAGATGACTTACAGAAGTTCGTTGTATCTCTATTGAGGTGTCGTAATACTCATTTCTGCCTCTTTCGATGTTTATCATCTGGCAAAGACTGTCATTTATCTTGTCGTATTTCAGCGTGTCAATGAGTTGATTATCACGTATCTGATACAATGCTTCTGTCTGTGCCAATGCGCGGCCGCTAAGTTCCTCGATGCTGCTCTCTGACGCTGCCGCAAAGCCTTTCGTCTGCGACCCGTCACTCGCTTCACCACCAAGCCCGACATTGTTCAGTGTGTCGTTTCTCTTATTGGTAAAGTAGTTGCTCTTCTCTTCCAGTTCTTGTTGAAACTTACGCGCGTCCTCCTCGGTAAGTTTGCCGCCATCGGCCTCTACTTGTTTCTGATAGCGTTCAGTAAAATCCTTTGTCCATGCTTCGACTTCTTTACCCATCGTGTTATCAATGAGGGCCTTTCGCATCTTGTCCTTTACAGAATTAGCGAAATCGTCTGCACCGCTGTTCATATCTTCGAGAACCGACATGAAGTTTGAGTACATATCATCGAACTTGATACCTGTCATCTTCTCTTTCGTGTCCTCTTGGAAGTCTTGCGTAGCCTTCTTGCATTCAATCAGCTTGTCCAAGTAGTCTTGCATTTCCACGGGGAGCTTCGCCCAGTATTCGCCATTGTCTGCGCCTTTGGCTGCTACAAGTTGGTCGTAGCTGAGGTTCGTTAGGTCAGACACGCTGTTAATCTGCACGCCTGCCGCTTGGCTCATTGCTTGCAAGCCATTTGTTCCAAGGTCTCGGTCTATGCGGTAACCGTAGCTGTGAGCACCTGTATTACGTACTTGCAGATACTTTGTCGCAAGTGTTTGAAGCGACTTTTCTTCGGCCTTGTATAATGCTTCCACTTCTTTGATAGCTTCCTTTGCACCATCTCCGAAACTCATTTCAACGTATTGTTTCTTTTTTTCTATAAGGTCACTCCATATACCCGACAGTTTTTCGTAATGTTTCCTTTCATTCTCATAGGCTTTAAGTGAGTCGCTTTTACCGAATATCATCTTAAACATTCCCGTAAATACGTCCGCGATTCCGCTGAATACGCCAGTGATGGCGTGTACGTAATTCCCGATGTCAAGAAAAGACCCAATCTTCGTCAAGTCGAATCCATCAAACGCTGAACCTATCTCTCCAATCCCATCGAACATGGTTCCTAAACCTTCGGGCATTGTTACACCGAACTTCTCGAGCATATTAGATACGTCCTTGCCCATATTCGACATTGCAGTAAAGCCGCTGCCGACTGACTTAATTGAGGATTGCGCTGTCTTCTGCGCATCTGATAAGTCTTTTGTTGATTTTGCAGCTTTATCAAGCATATCACCAAATGTTTTCAGCTCGCCAGTTACAGGGTCGTATACTTTCTCCGCGCGTATTTCTGCCTTTTCTTCTGCTGACGAAGCATTTTGGTATCTCGTCCAAAGACTTCCACCGCCAACACGTTGGACTTGTGCTTGTGCAGTCTTTGCCGCTTGTGATTTTTCTTTTAGATTGCGTACCGAAGTAAATAATCCGCCTATAATTGAGCCTTTCTTTGTCTGTTCATCGCGGACTTTATTTATTGCTTCGTTGATGGCCTTAATGCTTTCTATTGAGAGATTTTTATCGTTCTTGATTAGTGTTTCAAGCTGACTTTGTAGCTCTGCCAAGGCAGATTTGCTAAGACTGCTAAGGTCACCAAAGACGTCCTCCCAATTCAGCTGCTTCTTGACTTCTTCAAATTCAAGGGCTTTATTCGCAGCCTTAAATTCCTCAACTTTTAATTTGTATTGCGCTGAGTCTTGGTCAAGACCAGTTGTCTCATACATAAACTTCTCGCCCAACGCCTTGCGTTTCTCCAAGAATGTCCCGTACTTCTCGTAATAGTCATTCCATGCGTCCTTTGATTGTGACACCCAATCAAGTTGGGCTTGGGCGTTCTTTCTTAGCTTTTCAATTTCATTTTTGCTTGCTTCGTCAGTGGCCTTCCGCAATTCTTTCTCAAGAAATTGTATATCGGCCCTCAATTTCTTCATTTGTTTTTCTTTATCGGAAAGACTGTCATACTCAGCAAAATGCTCTTTTATTGCAGTCGCTTTATCCTTTGAAGCATTATCAACTATTTGGCTCTTGCGCTTATTATAGACAGCGGAAATATTGGTGTCAGATAACACTTCTTCTCTCCACTGGGCATCTGTCTTTTTTCCGTCCTTTGTGTTCTGCCAAGTTTCACCTTTCTTGTGATTTCCTGCTTTCCACAATTTTTCTGATACAGATTTTCTATTCTTTATAATCGCATTTAGCCAATCTTCTAACGCCTTTTCTTCTTTGTTCTTGTTATTTTCTATTTCTTTAATCTCCTTGTTGAGAGATTCGTCCATATATTTTATGCTATCATCAGTAATTTCTTGCTGCATCTTAGCAATCTCATTACCTTCTTTTTCTTTAGCATCTTTCTGAATTGAAATTCTGTCAGATTTTATTTCTGCGGCAGATTTTGCCCTTGTTGTTCCTTTCTTCCCACTCTTTTTACCGCCTCCAGTCTCATTACCAGCAGATTTATTCAACTTCTTTTGCTTATCCTGTGCCTTTGCTTTGAGCCCGACCAACACCTTTCGCAATTCCGTCCTATCGTCAGCAGAACTAACTTGGGTTTTTAGGTCCTTGACTATCGCATCAATCGCATCATTAGAATGAGCATTTTCTATTTGGTCAGTGTATCTTTTCTTTATTTGGTTTAGGTATTCTTTTTGAGAATTCTGGCTTGCTTTCGTTGTTTGCTTTTTGCTTGTTTTCTTCTGAGGCTGTTGCGCATTTTGCTTTGCTTGTGGTGTTATAAAAGGCCCATTATATGGTTGTTTCGGTTTATTCCATGGAAGATTATTGTTGCTCGGGAAATTAGAGAATAATCCATTTGTCTTTTGAGGTTTATTCCCTTTTGACGGAGCATTCCTGTCGAATATCGATTTAATCTTAACATACCATTGTGTGCCAGACAGTTTTGCAAGCAAACTGGAGAGTGTATTAACTTTTGTCTTTGCGATGTCTGCATCACTTGCATCTACTTTAGGCTTCGCTTTCTTCTTGTCTAAGTTGTCAGAAGCATTTGACGCCTTGTCGTGTTCTTCTGTTGCTTTTTCTGCGTCCGAAGAATCTACTTTCGGTTTTGCTTCTTTATCTCCAAGGTCTGAAACGCTTGTAGATGCTTCGTTGTATTTCTTAATTAAATCTTCAACTGACATCTTCGTGATGTCATTATTTGCATTCTGCTTTGCTGCTGCTCTGTCACTATCTTCTTGAACCTTCTTTGCATACTGCGCCTGCGCTGTCATCAACATCGCAATATTGTTTAATCCCGATTTAGCATAATCACTAAATCCAGTCTTAAGGTATGTAATATCAACTCCCATGTTACCCATCTGTCCCTTGAATGATGAGTACATCTGAGATAATAGCTTATTCTGCTCGCTTACATTTCCGTTGGCTTCTTTCCATTTAGATGCGTACGATGTGATGATTGATGTAGCAACAACAGAAGCCTGCTCTGACATCTCTGAGAATTTTTTCCATTGTTCTCCGACTTTAATATTAGCTTCATACATTTCTTCCCCTGGGGCGAAATCCCTGCGCATTGCATCATCATCTATCGCGTCCCAACCGCTTGAAAAAGATTCTTGTAATTTATCCTTTAGGTCTTTCGATTCTTTCTCAATACTCTTGTTGTAGCTCTCAAGTGCATTAGCATTTATTCTTGCTTGCCCCTCCTGCTGAATGAGTTTAATCAGCTCAGCCCTGAATTGGTTTACTTGCGATAATTTGTCTTTTTCTTCGTCTATCTTGATACCATACTCATCGTATATGCCGCAAAGTTCTTCTATGCTATCTTTGTATACTTTTGAATTTTTGTCAACAGAGTTAACAACTGCAAGCAGTGTTGTCGCATTCGATTGTGTTTTTACTGCTTCTTCACCAAATCTCTTTACGTCTTCTGTCGCTTCTTCTGTACTATCAGAGAAAGCAGAGAATATGCCTATACCGATAGAAATAGCTGTAAGAGCCATTCCTATCGGGTTAGATGCGAAGGCCGCCTTAAGGCCATTGAATGCAGTTGTCAACTGTCCAGTAGCCCAAGTGAGTGCTTTCGTCGCTAAAGAGTTCGCGGACTTTGATGCTGTGTCTATATTCTGCTGAACTACCTGAGCCCTTTTGGACACTGAACTTAAATTCGTTGCAGCCGTATTTTTTGCTGTTGCCGCTGCTTGCACATTAGTTGCTGCTGTTTCTTTCGCCTTAGATGCAGTGGAAAGGTTATCTGCCGCTGCTTCTCGTTGTTTCGTTGCTGCCGCCAATTCTGCTTCTCCTGCCGCAAAAGCCTCTGCGTCACCCTCGTTGAATGCAACTGCAATTTTTTCGTTTATTGCGTCTATCTGCTCGTTTGTGGCATCAACAACATTTTTCGCATCTTCTACACCAGCTGAAGCAGAAGCAAAAGAAGATTGTGCTTCCTCCCATGCCTTATTAGCTGTATCGAAAGCGTCCTGCGCTGCTTGTACTTCTTCCTCGTGTAATGCTTTTAGCTGATTGCGTAATTCTTGTATTTGGTTCGCCTTGTTAAGGTCTATACTTCCACCTTCCACTTGCTGACCGAGGTCATTGTCAAGAGCAGATATTCCATTCTTTTGCTGTATGAGCGCAATTTCTTGTTCAAGGTTTGCAATTTCTTGACTTGCTGCGGCATTATTAACGGCTGCAACTGCTGCCGTTGCAGCCTTATTCATTCCCCATGCTGCTGCAATACTAATTATAACAGAACCTATCTCTTTATAGTGGTCTACCATGTCAGCCGCGAGTTCTATGGCCCCACCAATAGCACCTTCAGACTTCTCTCCAATCTCGTTAAACATCATATCTATGTTATCTTCAAGATTAGCGAGTTGTCCTGTCAACGTCTTACTCTGTGCTTCCATAAGGCCACCAAACTTGCCGCCCTCATTAGTTAAGTCCTCGATAGCTTTTTGGACTTCGGGGAAACCGACCTTGCCTTCTGATACGAGGTCTTTTACCTTGCTTTCTGAAACACCGAATTGCTTAGCGAGTTCTGCAATCATAGGTATACCACGGCCAGTGAATTGCATAAGGTCTTGAGCATAGAGTCTCCCTTGACTCATTGTTGTGCCATACAAGTAGATAATGTCATTAAGAGGAATTGACAGTCCTGCTGCAATGTCACCAAGTCTAACAAGTGTTCCGTTCACCTTATTTGCCTCCAGTCCATAGGCTAACAACTGCTTTGCTCCATTTGCAACCCCCTGCAAGTCGAACGGTGTAGAAGCCGCTGTATTCACCATCTGTTGCATGAGTGCAGAGGCCTTCTGTTCGCTTCCGAGCATTGTGTTAAACGCCATTTCTATCTGCTGGAATTGCCCTCTGATATTGGTCACGTGAGAAGCAAATTCTTGTGCCGAAAAAGCAACACCGAAACTCGCTGCAGATTTCGCAAGAGATGCAAACATTGCATCTGCTGTTGCGCCAGCATCTTGCATCTTGTACAATGTACTCACAAGATTTTCGCCCTTAGAACTGGCTTGTGAATAGCTGTTACCAAGGTTCTTGATTTCCGCTGACGTCTTAGCTGCGTTGTTGGCCTGTTTGGCCATACCTTCATCTGACTTCGACAATTTGGACGTCATAAGCGAAACGTCTGACGAGATAGCTTTTGCCGCATTGTTTGCTTGCATTTGCATTCTCATCAAGGCATCAATGAATTCATCTGCGCCTCTCTTTACATCATCTGCGTCAATCGTGGCACGTATGCCCAATGCGCCATCTATATCTTCTGCCATATACTTTTCTACATTAAGGACGAGAAAAAGCTATTCCCGTTGTCGTTGGTTATATAATTCTTACTTGGTTTCTGTTGGCTGTTGTGCTGGTTCTCTGTTTCGTTTTCCTCTTCGTCAAGTGGCTTAATTCCAGGGATTGCAGCGTTAAGTAGTATAAGGTTAATGTAGCTCCGTCTGAACACGACTTCTTCGTAACTCATTCGGAAGTACTTCATTATTCCTCCTACGAAGCCCCATGGAGAGGTGCTTCGTGAGTATTCATCGTCACTTGCTTTGCGCCGCGCAGGAAAATCATAGATTGAAAAAAAAAGGGTGCATTAAAACTTTGCGAGCAGAAAGAAATCACTTGTTTGTAGCGTTTCATTGTTGTATGCTTACGGATATACCAGCCAAGCAAAAATCTTGCAACAGACGAACGGAAAACAGCCTTCACGACTATCTTTTGCAGCGTTCTTATGTCTTGATGCGCTGAAAGCATCTTCTCTATCGCGTTAAATCGGCCTTCAACTTCTAATTGCTTGCACTCTTGCACCTTTTCGCCAATCTCCCATATCTGAGTCAAGGTGAGAGGACGAATGCGGAAAGGAATGAGTCCAAATCGTACCCAAATTGCCTTCTCCGCTAATACTGATGATGTCTTATTTTCTTGTTCCATAGGTGTTAATGAAAAAGCGGTAGCGGCCCAATGTCGCTACCGCTAAAAATATGATGGTGGGAATTTAGCTGTTCTTACTTACTGTTGAATGGTCGTGGCCTGTATTGCTGCTTGTTGAACCTGCGTTTGCCTTATGGCGTGCCGAAGGCATCTCCTCGCCAGTCTTAACATCGAATACAGCCTGTTTCGTGCATTCAATGTTGATGTTCGGGAAACCACTCTTGCCAATGCTTCCACTCTTGGTAACAACGAGCTTCATGTTAGCCCATTCGAAGATGTGCGATGGAAACTCGTCTGTACCCTTTGTGGTTATCTGTACGGCATGATTTTGTAGCTTAAACTTCGGGTCTTCGACAAGATAGTCTTTATCTGTTCCTTCTGCAGCACCCTTCTTGAAGCCAAAGAAGAACATATATGCTTCCTCGCTCATGTCATAGACCTGAACAGTGAAGCCCTCAGAACCTGCATCGCTTTGAAGCACAGCATAATAATTATCACTGTCCTCTACTTCGATATTGTTAGTAGATGGGGCTTGGTCGTTGAAACTAAGCGAGTCCTTTACAATCGCCCTCAACTTAAATTCGCTCCAGCTTGTTGGGAAGGGGGACTTTGCTTCAACAGCTGGTTGGCTTGTTTTATTACCGACCGTAGGGCTGTCTACAAGAGGGGCAAATTTCACGCTCTCAATACCCCATGCACCTGATTTGTTAGCCATATCTTTTTCTATTTTAATTCGTAAATGTTACTTGTACTCTTATGTTTATGAAATGTGTGCTGTCATTGTCTTTAATACAGTTGCTGTCACTTTCGATATTATACCACGCCCCACCGATTATAAGCTCGCGTTCATCGTCCTCTGTGTCTATATTACGACACGGGATAAGGCTGAATATGCGCTCACTCATTCTTTGCAGCTTCTCCGTATCGGGCTGGCTGTTAGTCATGTCGCTTGCGTGTAGATTGATGTTCACGATGCAAGATGTGTTGACTGCTCTGCCGTATGATATATTCAGATAGTTCAGGCAAATGTAATCTCCTTCGAAGTTCGTAGGCTTTTCAAATTTGAACACCTTAATATCGGCAATATTCTTTGCGATATACTCCGATAGGTTCGTAACGGCCTGCATTCCATTCATATAGTACCTTTTTTGATGTCTTGTTTTAGTTTGCTAATTTGCTCGTCAAGGTAATTCTGCACAAATGTTATAACATTGTAGCCCTTTGCTTCTACATAGCGCGCGTATTCCATTCCAGCTACGATTATAATCTCCCATGTTGAGTTATCTATAATCGTTTTAGATAGTGCGCCATTCGCTGCATTTTCTCCGATTTCGCTTCCTCTGCCATCGAAGCCACCTCTCACGACTTCTTCGCCTCGGAAGTTGATTCGGAATCCAATGCTTCCTCGTAGGTTTCGGGTGTGGTCATCATATCCTCCGCTTGCTCGTGACGGATACGTATCTCTGGCCATATTGCAAGCTTCTTCTGCGATTACTTGCAACTCACGCAATATACGCGTATCGGGTGCGGACTGTTCGCTTGCCAAATCACTTGAACCTAATTTACGCAAGACTTCGTCAAATCCGAATGCTTCTACAGCCATATCTTTAACCATCTACGCAAGGTTACAAAACCTGACACCCTACACATCATGTCAATAGAGCCATCTTTTTTTGTTATCCTTACCTTTTCGTTCGCTTGCGGTATCAGCGTTATATCTTTAGGCTTTCGCATGATTACGAGATAACTGTAAACATAATCAGAACCGTCATTGCCCTTAATTTTGGCTGCTGACGAGTTCGGTGTTATGATACATTTACCGAGGTCTATCTTCTGTATTGTTTCAGTCGGGTTTAATTGTTCATCTTGCCCAGCAACAACACGTTCGAGTATTATTTTATCCTCTAATCTCATATTGATATACAGCTAACAACATTTTCACTATCATCAGCAAGCACAAGGTCTGCGGATATTCCAGCATCACTTGCTATTGCTTGTATAGATTTCTCCAATTTGCTCACCGCATAAGTCTGCGATATGCCGCCTATGTTTTCCGCTGCGAGAACACGCAATCTTGACAAACATAACATCGAAGCAAGTGCAACACACTTCTTGCCTTGCAGCGTGTATTCTATTTCGGGAGGATTTTCGCCAAAGCGTTCACCTGCATCAATAAGAGCCTTATCAATGCTATCGTCTGACACACTATATGGCTCAATAGTGGCCGCAACTGCTTCTCTGTTATTCATAACAACCTAAAAACAACAATGAAATACCAATTAGTTCGTCTTATCCGTTTCGAGGATATACAAATCTTCCTTGCCAGTGAATACGGGATTAGCCCACATTTCGTAGTCGATGAAACGGCCCTTGTCGCTTCGCCACATACCAACATGGTTGTCATCATATACTGAATAGACCTTGTTCGGGGTAGGGTCAATTGCTTCGAGGGGGTCAGAAACCTTAAGCACAGCTACATTGTCCGCGCACTGGAACACAACTCTGTCATCACGTGTCATGTTGATTGACGTGTCGTCTTGCAACAGACAGTATCTATCCTTTTCGATAGTAATTTCAGGCAAAAGAATTGTCTGCAAGTACTGATTTACCTCGTTGTAAGATACTCGTGCGTTATTGACTTCTACCTTGCCAAGTTTCAGTGTGAACACATCTTTGAGTTCCTTGGCCTTGCACATCTTGCGGAAAGTACGTGTTGACATACGCATCTTGCGCACCACCTTGCCCTTAGAACCGAGATAGTCTACAATCTCCTGAATGTCGCTCAAAGGTGTTGCAGTTTCCGTTCCCCATGCTGCGACCTTGGCTTTGAAACGCTTGACACCAAGGTCGTATGTGTACGACACTGGCGACTTCTTGTTATTAGTTCCGTCTACGGTCTGCGTGCCGTTGAACAAGCCCTCGAAGTAGAGCATATCAATACGCTTGTGTGGAGCAATTACAGCCTTTTCGAATGGGTCAAACAGGAACTTGACGAGCTTGGCGTATTCCACCTGCTTTTGCTCTTGTGAGAATGTTGCTTCCTTGTCCTTGTAACGGCCTTCAAGGTAATAAAACTGCTCCAGTCGGTCGTTATCCATCTGCCACTCGTCTGCGATGCGGCTCAGAGAACCCATCAACATATTTGCAGTTGGCATCTGGTGTGTGGGCTTCTCTGCGTCCTTTGCAATGATTGAACCGACCATTGCGGCAGCATATTCAGCGAGATATGCCTGATATATCTTTGCTGCGCAATATTCCACAGAGCGAATTTCACTCTTCCATTCTGCGATATAGGTAGAGTTCTTCATCTGCTCTTGAATGAAGCAGTCAAATCGCTTCGGCTTCTCAAGATTTTTTATCAGTGAATCCATATATGTTCTTTTTTTATAAGTTCTTTTATGTTACTTAATCTTGAATGCGTGACGCGAGGTTAATGCGGCCTTGATAGCATCGTTAATTGGATAAGGAAGTGTATCTTCCTCAATCTCGTAAGCCTGCAAGGTCGGGGTACAACTCTGCATACCATCAAGTTCTACGCTCGCATAATTAAGGCCGATAACCTTTGCGGCATTTCCGTTGTCAAGAACTGCGTCCTTGTCTGCTTTCTCTGCCAACGCTGCAACTGTAACCTTGTCAAAGTCTGCATTGCTTGTGTCAATAGCAGAGATTGCAGAACCTGCAAGGCTGTCGCCAACAGCGAGGAGATGGCCCTTATACACCTTTACCTCTGTTGCTGATTTAGCTGCTGCCTCGTAGACCTTTGCTGTCTTGCATACACTTACCTTGCCTGACGCTGTAAGTGCAAGAGGTGCGCCCTTTGGTAACCACTTCAATGTTGCAGGGAGTCCAGTCTGGTCAAGATTGAAACCGCTCTGTCTGCGAACACAAGACTTCTCGTCCCATACGCCCTCTTGAATATTGGTCGGTTTAGTTTCTTTGTATATCATGTTTTATTCGTTTTGGTTTTTAAGATTTTGCAAGTGCTTTCTGTGCATCTTGCATTTTCTTCGCGAAGTCCTCATCGCTGTCAGGCTCGCCACCATTGCCTAATGGAATATCGGCAAGTCCGAGTGATGATAATATCGCCTTGCGTTCTTCTGCATAATCCTGCTCAATCTGTGATGCAAGTGATGCGGCATCTTCTTCTTTTTCGAGATTGTAACGGCCAACGAATTTAGACGGAATGCCTTTTAGCTTATCTTGACCTGCAAGAATACCGTTCAACCTTTGTCGTTCCTCTCTCTCCTTGTAAGGCTTTAAGGCTTCGTCAATACCAGTCCTGAGCATTTCTGCAACTTGCTCCTTCGTAAGTCCTTCTTCTGTTGGCTTCTTAGGTGGTTCTGGGTTCACGTTTGGCTTAACATAGCCTTTGTATTTGTTTTCTACCGCCGATGCGCATCTATTACCGAACTTCTGCATGATGTTTACATAGGCCGAAACACCGCTTGCTGCGTTGTTAATATCGTCTTCGCTTGCATCTTCGCTGAGATTTTGGCCAACAATTCCAGCCAACTCCTCCAGTTCTGTCTGACTCAACCCCTTGTCTGCATACAAGGTCTTAAGTGCGTTAAATACTTTCTTGTTCATAGATTTAATTGAATTATACAATAACAAATGTAGATAATAAGAAAGCCACACATCTGCGCATTATTTGTTTTTCTTTCGATTTTGCCGCAAAATATGCCTTTGCAGCATTGATTTCACAGATTTAGCCGAGTATGCATCTGTATTACATATCCGAATTACTGACAGCCCAATTCTTCTTATGCAAGCACTTCTGTTGCTGTCAAGCCGCTTTTGCTTGTCCGTGAAATGGTATTTACCATCGACCTCTATGCAGGCGTTCAGGGCTGGAACATATATGTCTATGTAGAATGTCTTACGTGGTGTCTGTATCTTGTACTGGCGTATGAATTTCACGCCCAACCTGTCCAAAATTCGGCAAACAGACTTTTCTGCCGAGGTTGACTTGTTTAATAGTTCATTTCTGTAATCTCGCATAACTCATTGATTTTTACGCGAATATAGAAATATTCCGTTAGATGTGAGAAAATAAAATATTACTTTTTTGTTATTTCTCTTTGTGATATTACTTTTTAGTTATATCTTTGCAACGTGATTAAGAAACAAAGTAACAAACAACAAAACAACTAAAATGAAATATTGCACATTCAAAGATTACGGTAACAGCTTCATCTACGAAGATGGCTACTTATTTAACCCTGTAAACGGTGATAACGCCTACATTGGCGAAGAAACATTTAAGAACGCCATCATCAACGGGCCGTTACGAAAACATCTTGTAATAAGAGAGATAGAATAAGGTGAGCTGAAAGGCAGCGTGAGGGGTTCGATTCCCCTCACACCTACAAAACAAACGTTTGAATAGGGTACGGGCGATTCTTAGAATTTCTTTGCGCTTTCCCTTCAAAAAAGCAGAAAGTAAACCTCAGATAAGAGTAAATCCGAAAGCTGTGGTGTTAACCAGCCGTGAGATAACACGTTACAAACCGAGAAAACGTATACCGTACCTTATCGTTACGAGGGTTGAGCAATACAACTAAAAAGCCGTAGGTGCAATCCAAGCACCATTGTAGAGAAAAACCGTATACAACAGCGGGCGGTCAGGCATGCCGTGGGGTGAAAGAAACACCTGACAAAAAAACTCGGCTCATCTGTAGCAAGCTGTATTTGGATAGCTACAAAATCGTTCTTGTCTGGCGTGAACAATAAATAAGCCAAACGTTGAAGCTAAACGTTAAGATGCTTAGAAAAGGAGATACCTCTGAATAGTTGCACGAGTGCATAAGTCAGACTTATCCCAGTTGGGAGCGAAACGTACACCTCGCACTTTGCTGTCACAATTCGTTGGGCGATAACGTTAAGCGCATTTTTAATTTAACAACAACAACTCTAAAATATATAACACAATGGATAATAAGTTTTTTGACTTCGAAAAAGCAAAAGTACAGACAATTACACTGGAACAGCTCGAACGCACGCACAAGGAAAACGATGTATACAATAACCCTTTGAAAGGCATCTATCACTTCCAGTTGCTCAACGAAGTAATTAACATGTGCAACGAGCAACACTTCAATGTTGAAGTGTACGACTTATTTGCGGCACAGAACAAAGACCGCGCTCAGCCAGGTGTTGTGCTACTTCCGCAGGTAGAAGCCCAGTACGGAGATAAGGCGGTAGAAGCACATATCTTGAGGCGCGTTTTCGCAAACATCAGAATAAACGATTTTGATGACAGTGAGAACACTACGAATATCGCTATTGCATTCCACCAAAAAGGCATTCAGGCTGGATTTGGCAATATGGTCAAGATATGCCATAACCAATGTATGCTCAATGCGAGCAATTACATATCAACGTATGCCGAAAAAGGTGCTGGGCGAGGTGATAAGATTACCGTGCAAGACGTACTTGATGTTATCAAGTCGTGGCTCGCTGATGCACGCCATATCATTGTAAGCGACAGAGAGCGAATGGAACGTATGAAAAGCATAGAACTCACGGCCGAGCAAGTATTTACGCTGATTGGCATGCTTACAGCTATCCGAGTAAAGTGCGACACATCGAACAAAGCTATCAAAGAGCCAGTCGTTTATCCGCTCAATCAGGCGCAAATTTCGCGCTTTACAGAGTTGCTACTTATAAACTACCACAACACAAATAAAACAACTGTATGGGACGTGTATAACGCTGCAACAGAGCTTTATAAGGCCGACAGCATGAATATACCTGACATGCTGCCACAGAATAGAGCAATGGTCAAGTTTCTTGAAGAGCAATACTCAATCTAAACATATCAACCTCGCGAGTGGGTGCAATGCCCACTCGCTTATAACAAAAAACAGCTATGAACGAAGAAGAAGCAAAATTGAAAGAGGATAACGAATACATCATGAACTACCAAGATGCTTACATACACGCCAAGAATTGCGGTCTTAAAGAACGTTTCGCGAAAAGCTATGCAAGGACCAAGGCCAAGAACCCACAAGCGATAAGGCACATTCAAACGACTAAAGGCACGCTTGAATACTTTATTGACTGGTCTTGCACCGAGGGCAGCGTAGTGATGCTTAATGCCAAGACTGTTTCATTCTATTATAAGGCCAGATACAAAACGCACCCCGATGCCGATAGATATGGCGTGTTCTTCGCCTTCAGCGACCAGCAATTTGAGGAGGGTTACAACCGACTTGCCGACCGCGGATTTATCTCCAAAGGTGATAAAATCTCCAAGTGCAAGAATGGTGCTTATGGCACTCAGAACTCACTCAAGGCTTTCTTTGATTTCTACGCAAAAAGGGACGAGGAAATAAAAGCAGAATGCGACCCACAAGAGGTGTATTTCTTTGAATACAATAACTACGAGTGCATGTACGCTTGGGACGGTGACAAGGAAGCCTACGACATAATAGTCGAACTGTGGGGAGAGGAAACAGCAAAAACAATCACACGAATTTAATACAACACTACGGCAATGGAAATAACAGTAAACATACCGATGAACGATTATGTTCAACCAACAGAAGTACGTCAAGAGGTTGTACAATACATTTGCGATGCGTTTCTCAGCACTTGCGTCTGGCGCATATTTCACCCAGAGAGACAAAACGCGTACAGGGGCAAGACTCTATACGTTATGGTTTCTAAACGAAGTGGCAAGGCCTACGGATTTGGTGGCTACGAAGCATTTGACAGTGACGTTAATATCCGATTTAATGGCGAGGAGATGAAAGCAGCTTTTAAGGCCCTTCGTAATGCTGGATACCACATGTTCTGTATCTACGAATATGGCTCTTGGAAGGGCTATATTTGCGACAAGAAGCCTTTCTATGATGGTGGGACAGAGGTAACAACATTCAACGACTTTATAGATTAAACAACATGAAAGCAAAAGATTTTTTGAAAGACCTGCTTCGATGGGATTTAGCCACTGGTTCAGCCTATATGAAGTCATCATGCGAATTGAAGATAATCAGTGGCGAGCTAAAGCCAAAGTCGCTGTATTATTTCTCATTCAAAAAAAGTGACTTGATGGCCGAGCCTGACGTTACGCTTACTTTAGGCGGTGGTGATATTCAATATCTTTGGAAAATTGATGCGTGAAACTTCTACATATAATTTTAATTTATAACTTTGCATTAACATGACAAGATACCTAACAGCGGACAAGGCTTTTCCTTTGACGGAATGGTGTATGAAACAAGACAGTGGGATGCGAGTGGCTGACCATGGGTATCTTTTATTTATTTTTTTCTGTATGAAATATTTCTCAAATTATGAAGCTGATGCCGTTGTACGTGAAGATGACAATGGCCAACGTTATATAAAACATATTGAGTACCTTAGAGAACGTAAAGCAGGTAAAGATGAAAGAGAAGCATGGGGTATTCCAAGTTTCAGTATGGAGAATTTTCTTGAACCAATCACAAAAGAAGAGTATGACAATTTCGGTATAACATGGGATTGGAATCCGCGTACTGGCAAATATCGGAAATTAGCTAATTCTTAAAGTGTCTATAGTATTCAACACTTTTCTTTGCTATTTCGATAGCTTCTTTACTTTTCGGATTTAACAATCTCCATTGTTCATAGAATTTATGTCCGAGTCCACCTTCTAATTTTGTTTTTTGCATTATCTTATTCCACATACTTTCTCCCAAAAGTTGCTTTGCAATTTTGGGAGATTCTTTAGCATAAATCATATAAGGCGTGATTACTTGAACCTCTGCTATAAGACCATTATTTGTTATTAGATTGACTATATTACCAACATAGCCTAATGATGTTTTCTGTTTCTTTAGTCGCACAAAAGATTTATGTTTAACCAAGTCGCTGATTATAAAATCAATATCCTTATTGTCAGCAACTATTGTTGTTCGTACTGTATCTTTCAAATTCTTTGGCGAAAACATAGGAACTTCTTGTCTTTCCAAGAGGACTTTTCTCCTTATAGATTCCTCGCTCTTAAAGTTTATCGGTGTACATTTAGCTCCGTACTTTTGTGCAATAGATTCCGCTGTACCTTGAACTTCTTTGCCAGATGCGCGCGCCATCTTGCATACTTCAGTTATCTCTTTTGCCAGAATGGAGTCCTCATTCCAGCCTACGAACTTTCCGACAGCCTTCATATTATCCCTCACGAAGTAAGGAAGCTTTCCGTTCTCTCGCGCCAAGTTCAACTTGTCAGCGTTGCGCTCGCACCATTTAGAGAACTTCTCAGGCACGTTTGGCACGAGGTTGGGTGACTTGTAAGCCCTATACTTTTTCTCGGGCAGAGAGCGCAAATATTTCCACTCCTCGCTATTGCGGTCAATCAAGATTGATGACATGGAGCAGCGACAACGTGGGTGCCAGCCTCGCCACATGAAATCTTTTGGGTAGTCGCCTGCAAGCTCATCGCAAATATCCTTCTCTGGGTGATTTGCTGACGTTCTGATACGAATGCCCAACACGTATGGCTCACTACTCC